TATTCTTTTTTACCATCAGTTGCAGTTAGTACAACATCAGAGAATTTAAATTTCTTTGCTTCTGCCATTTTAAAGGCTCCTTATAAAGTAGTTACAACAACACCAGCCGTGTCTTTAAGGCCTAAGTCGGTGATACGAGTCCAGTTAGCTGGGGTGGCTAATGCAGTATCGTTAGGCTTCGTTACAGTGTCAGAGAAAGAGTAACCTTTCAGACCTAGCATAAATGAACCTTCTGATTTAAGTAACTGCTTGGCGTTTTCTTCTCCCAGCGTAGTAACGTTGTAAGAGCGGAAGTCACCTTGATCTTGCACAGATAAAGCACCAGCAACCAAACCAAGTTGGATGTAGTTTTCAGTGCCAGCATTATCAAAGTGTAGCGCGTCTGAGTCAGTCATAATTAACGGACGACCATGACCATCAGAAACAACACGGATTGTGCCGAAATCAAACAGGTCATTAGAGTTACCAACAGCATTACCCCAAATATCAGTTTGTGACTTAGAGTGCATGACCCAAGCAACGATAGCTGATTGACGGTCACCAAATTTACCAGCGCCTTTAATTAAGCTAGGTAATGAAGCGACACCAGCAGTACCATCGTAGTTAACGTCTGCATCATCCATAGCTGCAACAGCAGAGTATAAAACAGAGTTAAGCATGTACTGCATTGCACCGGCTGCGATATCTTCACCAAATAAACGACCAGCTTCCATGGGGTCGCGGTTAGTCCAATCGAATGAAGTGTTTGTGTAAGTAATGTTAGGAGTACCCCAGCCTACTTTAATATCAATTTTTAATAGCTCTTTAAGTGCATGCTCAGTAGCCGCCGCAGTAGATGCGGGGTTACGGTTGCCCACTAATGAACTAAGATTCTCAAAAGCCGCTTTCTGGTGTTTATCACCAGCAACCGCCATTGTATCTAATGTAATGGCGCCACGTGTAGCAGCGTTAAACATGTTGATGTTTTGTTGTAATGTCACCGCAAAAGCGCGGTACGCGTAATCGTTAAATACTTGAAAGTCGCCTAAAGCCATGAGGCCTCCTAATTAATGTCGGTTTACTTCTACGGTTTCCAAATGCGCCCGCTTTTCTTCTGGACTCATTTCGGAATATTGTTTTGCACCTTGGCCGGTAGACGATGGTTTAACAGTCGAATAATCAGTACCAGATGCTTGAGTTCCAATTAAATGGTTACTCATATCAGGGTCGCTTTTAGCCCACGACAACCAATCGTCTTGGTTATCTGCTACAACATTGCCGTTTAAGTCTTTATAGCTTGTGATTACGTTACCGCCCTCATCAAAACCATGCTCAACTAATTGACTCGCTGTAAGCTGGCTTAGCTTATCTTGCTTAGCAAAGTTAGAAACAATGCTATTCACAGACGCTTCTTTTTTACTTGAAAGAATTAACTCATTGCGCTGGTTAAGTTGCTCACTCATTTCAGCCTGTTTACGCTCTAGTTGTGCTCGCTGTAATTCAAGTTGCTTCTCGATGTCACCCGCTTTCTGTGCCGCTTCAATAGCTGCTTGTTCTTTTTCAAGAATTTGCTGCTTAGTTGATTCCTCTATTTGCTTTTTCTCAGCAAGTAAAGAATCGCGGTTAGAGCGCAAGCCCTCGGTCTGCTTTTCAAACTCAGCTTGAAGCTCCTGCTTCTGCTTTTCTAAAGCTTCTTTCAATTGTGCTTCTGTGATTTCCGCCATTTGATAATCTCCTGATTAAAATGGTTGTAGCCCTGCTACTGATTAATATTAACTAAATTTTATACTGTTAATTCTAGTTGGTCAAATATACTAACAAATGGTTTATTTTGCCAGTATATTAATTTTAACACTAAGCGTTGTTAATACGCTCTTTGGCTATATTAAAATAACCTTCATCTAATTCAATACCTATGAAATTACGGTTTAGGTTTTTAGCCGCTACGCCTGTAGAGCCGCTCCCCATTGTGAAGTCGAGCACCGTTTCATTTTCATTGGTGTAAGTCTTTATTAGGTATTCCATAAGCGCTACAGGCTTTTGTGTTGGGTGTAACCCTCTGTCGTTAGATGTGCGGTTGTTAAAAAACTGGACGCTACTAGGGTTTCTCAGCTCACCGTATTTTTTACCGTCCCTATTTCTGTTGATTCCACCTGTAGCCTCACCCTTTTCATTTTTGCTTTCACTTGAGGTTTTGGTATAGTCAGGTGAAACTCCCTTTTGAGTACCTTTCCTTTGTTGCATTATGGGGTTGTAATTAACTTTCCCGCCGCACCCGCTAAACACCAATACGCTCTCATGCTCTTTCATGGGCTGATATTTTAACGTGGCGAAATTACTACCAACCGCTTTTTCCCATATCCATTCATGCTTAAAGCCTTTTAGGTTACTACATGTCAATAAACTAGTGAAGGGTTGGCTAGATGTCATTACAATAGCGCCATTCGGCTTAATAATCCTATTTAACTGCTCCCACATTGGCTCAAGCGGTATGATTGAATCCCACTTACATGCTGTAGTGCCATAAGGCGGGTCGGTTAATATCATATCAACTGAACCGCTTTCTATTTCTTTCATTCTCTCAAGGCAATCGCCCTGTATTAAATTGATCATTTTAACTCCAGTTTATTTAGTTAATAAGTGTCATTAGATACGTTAGTCATGGATGGTAACTATAGAAGTATCTTTTGCTTACAATCTTACAAAACAGTAATCAGCACCCTGTTTAAATCCATTTTGGTCGGTCAAACCATATAACCATGGCATAACGCTGTTTATCTCGTATCAAAGTCATTTTGCAAGAGGGGAGTATTTAAACTCTATCTGATTGTTTGCGCTTATATGCCGCTTATTGCACACGGTAACTACTGCGGGAGTCGTTAAAGCTCATCATGTGGGAGAGTGAAAGGGTTGTGTCTAGCTACTTTGTTGGCCGCTTGATTTGGGCTGATTTACTTTCACTAGACACAAAAAAGGATACTTACAACTGCGATCCTCTAGTTGGTAGAGGGGCGAAACAGATGGTTAAAAACCCCTAGAATCGCATGTGTAAATATCCTCGACCATCTTTTTCTTTCACGGCTACCAAACCGCAAGACCAATTATAACCGATAGAGAATAAAACTCAACTGGTCGGAGCAGTTTAAACCAATATGCGTGATATATTAAAAGCTAATTAAATAAATGGAGAGTGTTATGAGAGATATTAAATTTATAGCTTGGAATAAAAAACTAAAAGCTTTTGCACCAGATAACTGTAGCATTCAAATTCAAGGTGATGACGCTCATGTGTCATTTGACTTCTTTGATGGTAATTTTGATACTGCTCTTTGGGATTTATCAGATGTTGAGTTAATGCAATTCACTGGCTTAAAAGATAAAAACGGCGTTGAGATTTATGAGGGTGATATTGTAAATCATAACGGCATAGGTATTGGTTATATTGATTTTAACGAAAAACACGCCGCATACAAAATAATATTCAAAGGCACAACGAGAAAGTGGCTCATTGATATGCTTGATCGTGAAATAAGAGAAATTGAGGTTATCGGCAACATCCACGAAAACCCCGAATTACTAGATTAACCAACATACCCATCTAAAAACTTATTACTTTGCATGTAATCAAGTATTTTTTTATTCTCTCGCGCCATTTCCTTGAGTGTGAGAGGGTTACCAATTGTATCAGTCATCGCCTTTCTAAATTCATCCGCGCTTAAACCTGAATTACGGAATATTAAACCTCTAGCTTTACCTAACACTAAATCCTGCTGAGCTGCTGGCTGGCGTTTAAGTATCTCGTAGTATTGTTGCTGTGCTGAGACTTGCCCGACTTTACCAGCCTTTATATCGCCTTGCTTTTTGAAGTTAACTGCGCGTGTTGCACCTGTATCTTTTAAATACTTTTCATACATCTCAGGAATTATGGAACTCCTGCAAGCGTAATGAAAAGCAGGCCTAGGTTGGAATTTATCAGTGTATCTAACTACCTTCTGGTCATAGCCTCGACACGTAGCGCTTGTTCTAGTGTCGATGGTAGCAACAATACGATAACCGTACACAATATCAGAGTTTTGCTTGTATACTTCGTTACGCGCTTCTGTAGTCACATGATTTAAAGCTGTACGCACAATTGCGTTGGCATCTCGGCGTGACTTGTCGATAATACCGTCTGAATAACCATTTGCACGAGTACCTATTAAGCCTTGCACAATCTCTTGGTTAGTTAAACCCTCTGCATAGCCACCACTTATCATACTTGCAACTTTGGCCGCGTTATCGCCCAAATCCTCAATCATCTTTTTGAAGTTAACATAGCCGTTATCATTACCAAGGTTAAGCGGGTTTTTAGTTATCGCATTCCATAGCCTTTGATTTGATACTGACTCAACAACCACATCACCAACAACCACTGATTGCATTGAAGCCGCTACAAAATCAGCCTCATCTATTGAAAGCTCTCTGAACTGGTCAAAGTAAAGCTCTTGAATATCTGAGTATACTTGCTCGGTTCGTTTCTCA